TGAGCTGTTAAATCAACACTATGGACGTTTCGTTTCGGCGCCCCCAGTTTCTGACTCCATTGCTTCTTGCGGCTGAAGAATGAAAGCCCTCATCGACACCGAGGTGTACCTGTACCGGGCCGCGACGGCCTGTGAGTTCGAGGCCGAGTGGGACACCGATGACTGGACTTACCTGTGCCGCCACGGCGATGCGCAGGCCACCTTCCAGGACACCATCAGCGAGATCCGCGACACCCTCCCAGATCACCAGCCGGTGCTGGTGTTCAGCGATCGGGTCAGCTTCCGCTATGGCGTCTGGCCCCACTACAAGGCCAACCGCAAGAAGTACCGCAAGCCCGCTGGCTACCGGGCCCTGATCGAGTGGGTCTACAAGGTTGGCCCGGCTCGCGGCTGGGAGGTGGTGAGCCTTCCCGACATCGAAGGCGACGACGTGCTTGGCGTCCTCTACGAAGAGGGCGACGTGATCGTGTCAATCGACAAGGACATGCTCACGCTTCCAGGGCTGCACCTGCGGGACGGCGAAGTGATGGAGGTCAGCCGACTTGAGGCTGATCGCAACTTCTACACCCAGGTGCTGGTGGGCGATGCCAGCGACAACTACCCCGGCTGCCCCGGCGTCGGCGCAGTAGGGGCAGCCAAGCTCCTTGCTGACTGCGCTGCAGAGGTGGAGATGTGGGAGGTCGTGCTCGAGGCCTTTTCCAAAAAAGCTCTCGGCGAGCCACATGCCATCACCCAGGCCAGATGCGCTCGCATCCTTAGGGCTGGCGAGTACGACTTGACTGCCCAGGCTCCCCTGCTATGGAGTCCGCCGGTAATCTGAGGTTGATCTGCATGTCTGCAGTGTTGCAGCCGATCGTCACTGATGAGCTGATTCAAAAGCTCAAGAGCGTTTTCCCCGACGCTCCAAGCAGGTCGATGTCTCATCGGGACATTGACCACTGGATTGGGCAGCAGGAAGTGGTCGGCTATTTGATCAAGCTGCTGGAAGAACAGCGCTCTGACCCGCTCAACCTGGAGGCCCTCTGATGTGCTTTGGAGGTGGCGGCGGCAGTCCAGCGACGATCGTCATGCCCGACACCCGGGCTTACGACCGTCAGGCTGAGCTGCAAATGCAGGCAATGCGCGATACCCAGAACATGGGACTGTCGCTGAAGCAGCTTGAGCTGAACCGCGCCATGAGTGCGCAGCAGCAGGTCCTGTCTGACTTCAGGGATTTCAAGATCGAGCAGGCAGACAAGCAGCAGTTCAAAGCAGAGGAGACCAGCGCCAACGCCGCTCGCATCAACGCGCTGATCGGGGCCCCGCCGCCGCAACCATCCGCGAAGGCACCGGTTCTTGGCTCCGACCGGGAGGGCCTGGTCAAAGCAAAGGGCAAGAAAGGCTTGCGCATTGACCGCGTCGGCCAAGCCGCTCCCTCGTCGCAGGGCAGCGGCACCGGCTTAAACATCGCTACCGCTTCCTAGCCATGTGCTTTTTTCAATCCGCCCCTGCCGCGCCTCAGATCATTTATCAAGGCCCAAGCCAGGCAGACATTGACGCCAACAACAAAGCGCTTGAAGGGTATCGGCAGCAGTCCGTAGCGCAGCAGCAGCAGTTCTCGGCCGCTTTGCAGAAGCAGATTGACGACGCCAATACCTTGGCCGCAGGCCAGCGCAAGCAGCTTGAGGATGCTCGTGCAGCAGCAGAGGCAGGTTTAACAAGTCAGAAGCAAAAGGCAGAGGAAGAGCTGCTGTCGCAGCGGCAAAAGGCAGAGCTCGACATGCAAGCCCAAAGGGCTGCAGCGTCTTCTGACATGGCCGCCCAGAAGGCCGCGGCCTATGGCACTGCAGTCACGCAGGCCACGCCGGAAAACGCCCAGGTCACGCAAGCGCCAAAGCCCAAGGAAAAGATTAAGGGCAGCCTGAAGATCGCTCCTGGCGCCACGGCTCTCAGCCAAGGCAGCGGCCTGAACATTGGAGTCTGACCATGTGCGCAGGTGGCTCTCCTTCTTACAACCGCCCGATCGAGCAGTACGGCGATGCCGAGTTGATGTCGCTTAACCCAGGCCCGGCGCCCACAAGGCCAAGTGACTTGATCAGCTACGAAGGCACCTTTGATGATGGGTCAACAAACACCGTCTATTACACCCAAGACCCGAATACAGGCGAGCTCACGCGATTTGACGAGCAGTCATTCAATGAGCAATACGACCAGTGGTCGCAAATGAACGCCGCTTATGGGCCAGCGCAAGCTGAGCTCAGGCGCAGAGAAGACATCAAGCGCCAGCTTGAAAATCAAAACCAGGAGCGCGAAACAGCTTTTAAGACACAGCAAGCTGAGCTTGACAGCCTGAAGAAAGCCCAGGAAGACGCGCAAGCCACTCAACAAAAAACGATTGCGGACTTGGCTGCTCAGCGTGATGCCGAGATGTCGCGGATTGCCGCTACGAGAGCCGAGCAGGAAGCTGCAGTGGCGCGGCAGCGCCAGCAGCAAGAGGCAGCTCTGGCCGGGCAAAGAGCAGCGCAAGAAGCCGCCATTGCTCAAGAGCAGCTTGGCACTCAAGCCGTATCGCAGTCCATGCGAGTGCTTGCCATGCAGAACGCTCAAGGTTCTGCCCCAACGGCTCAGCAGACCAGGGGCAGAGCGCCAGCAAAGGCGCGAGCAAATGCAGCCTCAAACGATTTGCGGATCGGTTCTTCCGGCCGCAGCTCGGGAGTAGGCGTCAACATCGGAGGCTGACATGTCCTGCGCCAAACGCTACAGAGCTCTCGAGTCAGATCGGAACTACTACCTCGAGCGAGCGCGCAGTTCAGCGCGACTCACCCTGCCGTATCTCATCCCACTGAGCGACGAACCTTACGCGCACGAGAGCCAGACCTTTCCGCTTCCGTGGAATGGCATCGGGGCCAGGGGCGTTCACAACCTTGCAAGCCGTCTGCTGCTGGCACTGCTGCCGCCGACTGAGACGTTCTTCCGCTTCACGATCGACGAGATCGAGATGCTTAAAAGCGAGCGCCAGATGGCCGCTGCAGGGGCCAGCCCCGACGCCATTGGCAAGCAGCGCAGCGAGTTTGATCTGGACCTGGCGCGGCTAGAGCGGGCGGTGCTGCGCAGCATCGAAACCAGCAACGACCGTGTGGCCGTTCACGAGATGCTGCTGCACCTGGTCATCGCCGGGAACGCCTTGATGTGGGTCTCGGACAAGGGGCTCAAGTGCTTTCACCTGAACCGCTACGTCTGCCGGCGGGACATGATGGGCAACCCTCTCGAAGCCATCGTCTGCGAGCAGCTGTCTGTTGAGTCGCTGGATGACGATGCTCGCCAGCTGCTTGATGACGAGGACGGCGAGGTCGAAGGCATCCTTGATGACGACTCGGCGCCCGAATACGAGCGCGTTGTACGCATCTACACCCACATCGAGTGGGAAGGGAAAAAGGTCAAGTGGTATCAGGAGCTGAAGGACAAGGAGATCCCTGGCACTCGCGGCACCGCCAGCTTGAGCGAATCGCCCTGGCTGCCTTTGCGCATGTACCGGATCGACGGTCAGGGCTACAGCCCTGGCTATGTCGAAGCGGCTTGCATTGCCGACCTTCAGACGGCTGAGGCCCTGAGCCAAGCGATTGCTGAAGGATCGCTGGTGTCTGCCCAGGTCAAGCACCTGGTCAAGCCCAGCGGCATCGCCAATCCCAAGAAGTTGGCCGAGGCCCCCAACGGCGCCTATTTGCCCGGCAACCCCGATGACGTGTTCACCATCCAGGTGAACAAGGCAGCCGATCTGAATGTCGCTGCCCAGGGCCTGGCGCGGATTGAAGCCCGCCTAGCGCAGGCGTTCATGCTGGCTGACGTGCGCGACTCAGAGCGCACCACTGCCGAGGAAGTGCGGCTGCAAGCGCTGCAGATCGAGAACTCTCTTGGCTCCATCTACGCGATCTTGACGACCGAGTTCCAGCAGCCGTATGTGGCCCGCAAGCTGGAGATCCTGACCCGTAAAGGCAAGCTACCCAAGCTGCCTGAGTCGCTGGTCAAGCCGGTGGTGAGCGTCGGCTTGGCGGCCGTGGGCCGCGGCAACGACCTCGAAAAGACAGCGCGTTTTATGCAGATTCTGCAAGGCGCGCTGGGACCGGAGGGGATCGCCACCTACGTGATGCCAGCTGAGCTGATCCGCCGCCTGGCTGGCGCCATGGGCATGGACATCATCGGCCTGGTCAAGACCGATGAGCAGCTGGCTGCCGAACAGCAGCAACAGCAGCAGATGGCGATGGCCCAGCAGGCGCTTCAGGCCGGCATGGGCGACCCGCAGAAGCTGGCCAACGCTGCTGCAACAACGCAAGAAATGGCGGCCCCGCCGCCTTCACCCGAAACCCCTGAACAGGCCCCCGCATGACCGCGACCCCCGCCCCTGAGCTTCAAGACCTGCTGGCCCCGGGCCAGGAAGACATGATTGACGGGTTCCTCGAGGAGCTCGAGCAGGAGCAGGCTGAGCTGAATACATCTGAGCCACAGCAAGACCAACAGCTGCTGGCCGGCAAGTTCAAAAGCACAGAAGAGCTTGAGAAGGCCTACCTCGAAGCACAGCGCCTGATTGGTCAGCGCGGGCAAAAGCTGCCCGAGCCTCAAGAAGAGGCGGCACCGCTGACGCCTGAGCAGTACACCCCTGAGCTGGGCAAGCAGCTCTATGGGGACACGGTGGCCACGGCCATTGAGGCCGCCGAGATCAACCCGCTCGAGATGGCCGAAAAGGTTTACTCCGGCCAGGACGTCAGCAGCTATGTCGATGCCTTGGTGGACAAGGGCGGGCTGCCTCGCCAGGTGGTGGAG